GTTGTTTTTGAGTCTATTATCTCAATTCTCTTAAGTCAAATGAACGAACACCGTCAACAGTAATTCTACCATAGAACCGGTTATTTACCATTTTTTTGGCGTAACGGGTCATGATACCCTTAATCGGGGTAAAGTTGAACGGATTGTACATTGTCGGAGTTAACTGGAGAGGTACATACGGAGCGTAGACGTAACCAGTATCTAAGAGAGAGGTTCCCTTGTGACCGAGCAACACAGTGTTGGGTGGGAAGTAAGGATCTCTGTAAACCTGATATCTTCCAGCTAATGTACCGATTTTCTCAATACCCATGTTGTACTGATCCTGTTCAGGAGCAGCGTTTGAAACGTGGAAGTATTCGAGATCGTCGAAGATAGCTGAGATTTCAGATGATACAACAATCCAGTTAGCACCACCTCTTAAGGTTGACTTGTGGATTTGTGCTGAGATTTGGTTGATAGCGGTGATGAGGGTCTGGTTCCAGTCCTTTTGGGTATAAGGAACAGCAGCGGTACCTAATCTCTTCCAACCATTGTAATCCCATCTTAATGTCCAAGCAGCACCCTTTCTTAAATCTCTTAAGATTTCTCTGTCGATTTCAGCAGCAACTTGTTCAGATAAGAGAGCGGTTAATTCAGCCTCAGCATCAATGTTGTGGAAAGCCGCAACGTCTTGAGCGAGTTCAGGTGACCATTGTGCTCTTAACTTTCTTTCAGTTACTGAAACAGTTACTGACTGAAGGTCAAACGAAACTTCACCAATCTTGTCTTCAAATTCGAGTTCTTCGTAACGCTTCCAAGCTGCCATAATTTGACCACTTCCAGATGAACCTGACCAAGCGGCAGATGTAATAGTGGCACCAGAGTAACCATCAATTGTGTTAGCGTTATTACATGAAATACAAACAGGGACTTGAGCGTCAACTTCGAGGTAAATGATACCGGTCGGTGAGCAGATGTTATCAAAGTAACCACCATTTCCACCAGTTGTAGTTCTGTTAAACGGAGCCTGAGTTGTGGTACCGTACTCAACAATACCCTTACCATACTTCTGAGTTACAACTCTGTAAAGAAGAGGAGTTATTGTCGAAGTACCTAATTGTGAAGCAACTGTTGCGTTTGAAGTATAAAGAGTAAGATCTGACAAGAATGACTCTGTATCCATTTCTTGACCATCAGGACCAATAAGCTTACCAGCACCTACAGTTGAGAAACCTGAAAGAGCGACTAAAATCTTTCTGAATTCACCAGCGGTGTAAGCAGAAGCGATAAGGTCAGAACCGCTCCAAGCAACAGTTTGTGTGTTAGCAGTTACGATGAGGAATCTACCCTTTGAGTAATCGAAAAGACCGGCAGGATTTAATCCCGGCTCATTACCCTCATAGAAGAGATCGTAAAGATTCTTTCCATAAGCATTTGAAGCAGGGGGATATCCAGTGTTAGGATCTCCGGGATAGTTACCGGGAGAACCAACCGGAGCGTAGTGCTGACCTGAATCTGAGAAACCACCGGGGATAGCGGCATCAGCAGTAGCGCCGGTATAACCCTGAATTCTCGGAATAAAGTAGAATAACTTACCGATAGGAAGGTTCATGGCTTGAACTGATACGATATCGTTCGCCAAGAGTTTTGAGAAAACTCTTCTGATAATCGGGAAAACTACGGTTTCAAATGAACCGCTATCAGTTGTTGAAGCAGCTTCGTTAATAAGATGTGAAGCTTGGTTTTCATACAACTGAGCCATGTTTTCCTTTAAGTGACCTCTAAGACCCTCTAAGAATCCTAATTTGTCCCACTTGTTAATTGTGTCTTCCTTGATAACCTTAAGATGCTTAAGACCAATGTTACCAACAAGACCGCTTTCTAATAATGCACCCATTGTTTTTTAATTGTTTTTTAGGTTTATTTTATTTTATTCATGAGGTCTTTCATTCTCAAGAACTGCGGATTCTCATAAGTTTTTGACTCAATCAAATTAGCCGCAGAACCGCTAGATGGAGTTTTTTCAATTTTTGACTCAATCGATTCGGTTATTGGTGTAACACCCTTGGAACTTAATTCCTCTTTTATTGTTGTGTAAAGATTTTTAGATTCCTTAATTGTCTCAACACCATCAAATCTTCTAAGAATATTAATTTTTTCTTGCTTAGAAGTTGAATGTTCGGTGAAAAGTCTTGTCGCATAAGCAAGATTTGAATTGAATATAGCAACCTCATTAAGTTTTTCTCTGAAGATATTTAATGCTTTTCTATATTCTTCATTTTTTTCTCTTAAAGAAACTAACTCAGCGTTCATCGCTTCAAAATCAAAATCTTCTCCGAGATGTCTTGGGGCAGCTTTAGGTTTTGGTAAACCACCTTTTCTAAATTTACTACCCATACCCAAGGTTCTTGCTGCTTCTTTGGTCTCAACTTTCTTTACATCAGATTCCGATGTTTTTGTTGTTTTACCGATTTTTGGTGTCATACCAAACATTTTTCCGGTAGGTTTTTTCATTAACATCTTTTTCGGACCTTTATTTGTTTTATTTTCAGGATTTTTACCTTTGAACATTTTTGGTTTGAATGCTTCCTCTAAATCATAGGTTTCATTCATTTCCTCATCTGTTTCTTCAGTTTCTTCCGTCATATCTTCATTATCATCCTCTTCATCTAGCTCAATTTCATAGACAACCTCTTCCTCCTCAGATACTTCTGATTCATTAAAGATATCGTCTAACATCGCATCAATATCGGCTTGTTTTTCAGACTCTGTCTCATCCGCAAATGATTGTTCATGCATTTCTTCATCTCTTTTCATTTTGCGAATTCTATGTGATTTACGCATTGGCATTCTTTCTTCAAACTCATCGAATTCAAATTCCTCATCTTCAGATTCATCATCTAAATTAAAGTCAAATTCTTCTTCCTCAGACTCATCGCCCAAATCAAGAGGTTGTTCATTAATGCTTTCTCCTAAATCAATCATATATTCAACACCTTATGAATCATCTTTTAGATGGATTTTATCATCTTCTTTTTTAACGATAATACCATCTTCTTCACCCATAGCTTTAAAAACTTTTAAAAGCTCTTCTGTTGATGCGTTTGTTAAGTCCATCGGGACTTCATCTTCTACGTCCATGTCAAGATTCATTTCAGCGCCCATCATCTCTTCTGAATCTTCATCAGACTCTTCTTCAGATTCGTCACTAACTTCATCTTCCATATCCATGTCCATTTCTAAATCGGATGACTCTTGCTCGTCAACTTTATCATCGGTCTTGGACTCCATTTCCATTTCATCCATTTCCTCTTCTGTTTCAGTCTCATTTAAAGACTCTTTTACTAAATCACTGATTTCTTCCTTCATGGTTGAAGCAAGTATTCCTTTTGCATTTTCTTGGATAGCTTCCTCCAAATTTCTCATTTGGATTAGAGTATCTTC